TGCACCGCCGCATGGAACCCGAGCCGTCCCATCCGGATGCTCGAATAGTTCACCTCACTGAGGTCCCCGCTCAGCTGCTCATAAGGCACTTCATACGCTGCCGCCACCGCCCGCAGGTGGTGCTTGTCCACACTCACATAGTCCCCACTCACCGGCGGCTGTGCGAACCTGATGTCCTTCCCAGGCGGCAGGATCTCCACCGCCCCGGGCTCCAGCGAATCCACCAGCCCCGCCGCGTCCTCGCTCGCCACCGCTTCCGGATCTGAATCCACCACAAACGCCGTGAAGCAGGCCGCCAGCTTGTCGCTCATCAGCTTGGCCTCCCGCCGATCCGCCAGGTCCCGCATCGTCAACAGCGCCGCAAACCCCCACGGCACCCCAATCGCCTGCCCCGGCCGCCGGATCCTATACATGTGCACCATCTCCCGCGCCGGCACAAAGTCGCTCCCCACACTCAGCCGCCAGTCCGTCTCGCCCGGGTGACCCCTCCGGATCCAGTACCCCTCCAGCCGGCCCTCGTCGTCGTACTGCTTGCCAAACCGGATCTTTCCCCCATCATCCTTCGACATGTCCAGCCAGTCCGGCTCCAGCACCTGCAGCTGCAACGGCGCCATCCCCTCCAGCAGGTTCTCCTCCCGCAGCCGCTGCCGCACCAGCACACTTCCCCGAACGACCATGGTCTCCCAGGCCTGAATCTGCAGGCCGTAGAAGTTCGTCTGCCCGTAGAAGTCGCACCGGGTCCCCTCCGCCCAGTCCTCCCACATCCGCTGCACCCGCTTCGTCGCCCCAGGCCCCGCCGGTGTGCCCATCACCCCATCACCCACCGCACCCTTCACGATCTCCCGCACCGCCTTCAGGCAGTACGGCTCGTTGTCCACCAGGTCCTGATGCCGCCCGATCAGCCACTGCAGGCTGGTCTTCAGGTCTGCATTGGGCCCCGCCAGCGTCGTCCACCAGCCCTGCGTGCGCCGCGAATGACGCGCCCCATCAAAGGCCCGCTCGATGTCCCGCGTGCTGATCACCTGGATCCCGCTTACCCCCGTGCCCGTGCCCGTGCCCGTCCCCATGCCCGCCGGCTCCGTCCAGCGCTTGCCGCCCTTGTAGCCCTTCCCCTTCCCGCCCTTGCCACCCTTGCCCATCTCTCAGCTCCTCACAAACTGGAAGTACTTCCTCTGAACCGGCCGCGTCTGCGCCCCCACCTCCACCTCAGCCGACATCTTCCGCTCCATCTGCATCATCTCCGCCAGATCTCGAAACTCCACCCGCCGCCCATCCGGAAACGCCACGCTGCGCACCCCCTCAGCCATCGCTGAGCGCAACGCCGCAAGCTGCTCACTGGTGTACGCCATACCCCCAACCTATTGAGCCCAACCCAAAAAAAAGCCCGGGGGATCTCACCCACCCCGGGCCCACCAAACTCTCCACACGTTGCCACCCCCAGATCCTACTCACGACCGTAACCAGCTCCCCTTCCTCCGTCTCGGTTCCCCCACACCCACACCACCACCACCCGCACCACCCAGCACCATCTGCTCCCGCCCCTCCTCCAGCTCCTTCCCAAGCTGCTCCCACATCGTCGCCCGGCTGTATCTCCTCTTCATCAGCTCCAGCATCGCCAGGCAATACACCAGCAAATCCAGCGGCTCATTCCTTGCCCCGCTCGGCTTCTCCCAATCCAGCACCTGGAACCCCTTCACATACCGCGGCACCAACCGCTCAGCCGTCAGCCCCCGGCAAAACTCCTCGCTCACATCCCGCCCCAGGTGGATCACCCCGGGCCCGCTCGTCGCCTCGCTCTTCAACCTGCTGTAGATCGTCCGCTTCAGCGTGTGCCCTCCCACCAGGAACAACGTCAGCCCGCCCCGGATCGTCCGCCCCCTGAACGTGCAGTCGATCTTGCTGCCCTTCCCCAGCGCTGGTGCGCTCCGCGTGCTGCTGCCCTTGATCGCCACCACCCCATCCCGCACCCGCAGCCGGCAAAACTCATAGGCCTCTCCGGTGAAGTGCCCCCCCGTGTCCACCGCGCACAGCCGCGCCTTCACCACAGCCCCCTCTATCCCGGCCACCGGCCACGCCGTCTGGCGGATCAGCTCCACCTGCTCCCACGGCCCATCCCCACCGCTCCTCCCCTCTGGATTCTGCGCTGGATCCCCATGGATCTGCTCATGCCACACCAGCCACCCCTCCTCCCCAGCCCCAAACGCCCACACGCTCACCTCCAGCCAGGTGTCCTGCACATCCACCGCCATCAGCACCAGCCGCGCCGCAGCCGGCACCTTCCCCATCTCATGGCTCTCCAGCGCCGCCCGGGCCAGCAGCCCATCACCGCTCAACTTTGCCAGCGCCTCATCCTCCCAGGCCTCCGCCGCCCTCTTGTTCACCCAGCCCTTCAGCAGCAGCGGATCACCCTTGGCCCGCAAAAACTCATCTCGGATCTTCTCCCAGCTCAACCACCCATACGGCGCATACCACCCAGGCAGGTGGAAACCCGCCGTTTCCCCATCACCCTTGGCCGTCGCACGCCACACCCCACCCGCCAGCATGCTGCTCTTGTGGTGCTGCGCCACCCGCTCGCCGCACGCCGGGCACTGGCACCACACCTCACCATCCGCCGCATCCCACACCATGTGCTCCCAGCGGATCACCTCCTGCGCCCCGCAGCACGGCATCCGCAGCGCATACCTTCGCTGATCGCTCCGCGTCTCAAACTCCCACGTGATCCGGCACGCGCCCCTGGTGCCAGGTGTGGAGGTGATCAGCGTCTTCCTGTCAGGAAAGTTCGTCTGCCGGGCTTCTGCGTTCTCGATCGGGTCGCCCTTGTCATCAATCTCCAGCGGCAAGCTCGAGGCCTCATCCACCCATAGGTTTTGCGCCGGCATGCCCTGGGCCGCGCTGCCGCTGTTGCCACCAATGATGCTCAGCAGCATGTCCCCCTCGAACTCCTTGAGGAACATCGCATTGGCCGCATCCCTGCTCTTGGAGCTCAGCTGCTTCGCCGCCACCGCTGGCGTGTCCGTGAACAGCGGCGCCAGCCGCTGCCTGATCTGCCGCTTTGCGAAGCTCTCCGTGGGAAACACGATCAGGAACGGCGCTGGATCCATCGCAATCGTTCGCCCAAGCCAGTTCAGCCCACACTCCGTCTTCGCCCCGCTCTGGCTGCCGAAAATCAAGATCACCCGCCTGATCTTCTTTTCCCTCGGGCTCAGCAGATCCATCGGCTCCTGCAGGAAAGGCACCCGATCCGTTCGCCACAGCCCTGGCTCACTGCTGCTCCGCCTCGTCAGCATCCGCTCCTGGTCCGCCCATTCGCTCACCGTCAGATCCAGCGGTGGCTGAATCGCCTCTAGGAACGCCTGCCGGTAGATCAGCGCCGCATCAGCCACCCGCCAACCCCCGCAACGCTCCCTCGATCTCACCCTGCAGCAGCGACCGCACCTCCTCTGGATCACCCATCGCCGCCACCCGCGCCGCATTCCGGCTCGGAATGATCAGCAACAAATCCCGCACCTGCCGCGCCAACCGCGCCGCCTCGCCCTTTACCTCCTCCGCCAGCACCAGCTCCTTGCGCTGCCGCAACGCATCCAGCCTGGCAATCTCTGCGTTGTAGTGCTCCCTTCTCTCCCGGCTCACATCCAGCCCAGGGATCGCATCCTCTGGCAATCCCATGATGTGGCTTCGCAGCTGCTCACCACTGGGCAGTGATTCGCGGTCTCGATCACGAGCGGCAGCACTCAAGCGCTGTGACCCGTTGCGCATCGTGTTCCGATCCCACAGATCCATCGCCTTGTCACGGTCCAGCATCCGCTTGCCGTTCCGCTCCACAATCGCCTCCCTGATCCGCTCGCGGCAGGCCTGCGTCACCGCCGCCCCGGACACCCCCTTCAACTTCGCAAACGCCGCAAACGTGACCAGCACTGGGTTCTGGGCTTAACTTAACGATCCAGCCACCAACTTAAGGCTTTCCCATGGGTAGGGGGAACTGCGTCTACCCGCCCTGCCCGGTTAAGCAGGTTCCAAACCCTCCCGCTACGAAAAAACCGGGGTTGTGCGTCACC